TTTTTTCGCCGGCAAGTCCCCTAGGGCACATTCCTGAAAGTCTTTACCTTCGCCCTAAACCGTCCCAAGTGTCACAAGATGAGACGCTCGGTCTTCCATTCTCTTTGGTTTGGGTTTATCCTGTTCCTATCACTTTTCCCGCAAACTTGGCACGCTCAACTGCTGCCGAAGTCAACTTCCGTGTTGACACTATTTACGGTCTTTTGACCGAAGGACAATCGCGTGGTCAGATCGTTCAATTTGCAGCCAATCAGTGGAAATGCTCTGCGCGGCAGGCCGATGAATACATCCAACGTGCTCGTATCCGCCTAGAAGAAGACGCCGCCATGACCCGTCCGGCATGGATTGCCGAAGCCCTAGGCCGTCTTCGTACCTACGAACAGTCCGCTTACAAACGCGGTCAAACCCAAGTCGCCCTTAACGCCGTTCAGCTTCAAGCCAAACTCATCGGCCTTGATACTTGAGCCTCCTCGCCAACGCTCCCGGTGGCTTCCTCCTCGATCCACCGTCAAGCCAAGCCTCAGGACCAACAGCCCAACAGGCCTTAGATCGCATTCGGCAAACGCTGCTGCCGCATCAACTGGCCTTTTGTGATGACACCCAACACCGCAAGCTCGCTTTGGTCTGCGGGTTCGGTGCTGGCAAGACCCATGGCCTCGTAGCCAAGGCCGTTCACATGGCAGCCCTGAACATCGGCCACGTCAGCGCCCTGTTTGAGCCTGTCGCCCCGATGCTGCGTGACATCCTCCAGCGCACCATGGACGACCTGCTGGAAGAGTGGGAGATCCCGTTTAATTTCCGCGTCAGCCCGCTGCCGGAATACACCCTGCATTTCGCTGAGGGCAGCCACACCATCCTTCTGCGGACGATGGAGACATGGAACCGCATTCGTGGTCAGAACCTCTGCGCCATTGGCTTTGACGAGGCCGACACGGCAAACAAGCGGGTAGCGGAGCAGGCAACACGGATGGCTCTGGCCCGTCTTCGCGCTGGCAACGTGCAGCAGTTCTACGCCGCCACCACGCCTGAGGGTTACGGCTGGGCATTCGATACGTTCGACCGCAACGCCGGTGAGGACACGGCTCTGATCCGTGCTCGCACCATGGATAACCCATACCTGCCTGACGGGTTTGTTGATAGCCTGATGGCGAATTATCCGCCGCAGTTAATCAAGTCGTACCTTGAAGGCCAATGGGTGAACCTAAATACTGGCCAGGTGTACGACAGGTTTGATCGTTCAAAGCATGTAGTGGCAACCGTTAATGACTTCAGCAATGAACCGCTGCGTGTCGGGGTTGACTTCAACGTTGGCAACATGTCCGCCGTGATCGGTGTACGCAGTGGCAACAGACTGGCCATCGTCGATGAAGTGAGCGGAGCGCATGACACTGATGCACTGGCGCAAGAAATTAAACGCCGTTATCCCGATCACCGTATTTACGTTTACCCTGACGCCTCAGGCGGCAATCGCTCCACCAACGCCTCCCGGACTGACATACAAATATTGGAGTCCTACGGGTTTAGCAATCAATCTGGGCGGTCTAACCCTGCTGTTCGTGATCGGGTGTCTGCTGTTCAGGCGCTGTTGGAGAACGGCAAAGGCGAAATCAGGCTGACGGTGGCGCAGGGTTGCAGACGGCTGATCGAATGCCTTGAGCTGCAGAGCTGGACAGAGAAGGGCGAGCCGGATAAGGAGGCGGGCCACGATCACATGGTTGACGCCTTGGGGTACGTGGTGTGGCGTGAGTTCAACCCGCTACAGGCGAACGCTGGCCGTGGCACTGGCATCAGGCTGTATTGACGATTTGTGAACTGACCACTGGGGTGCTTGCCAAACCCACGGGGTATACCCCATAATTAGGGGACAGGGGGCGACCCCACCACACACAAGACCATGACCCGCCAAGAAATCGCCTACGCCGTCCAAGAAAACTTCAAGATGGCCGAGTTCTTCAAGGCACGTAACGCCGAGGGCGATGCAGTGAAAGCCCAGCAATGCCTTGAGTGGAACATTCGCCTGCTTTCCGCACAGCCCGACGACGACACCCACTTTGACAACATTTGACCGTCCGGCCCCTTCGGGGGCTTTTTCTTTTGCCGCTACCCTGAAGCCGCCGCAACATCACAATGTCTGCACCCCTTTGGCGCGATCTTGAAGCCGCCTTCGACTCAACCGTTGACGACGCCTGTTACGAATTCAACGAGGCCGCTTCCGCCATGCTCACCGCCATTCAGCAGTGGCTCTACGACGAAGGCTTTGACGAAGCTGCCGACGCCCTAGAAGACGAAATCACCCGCGCCGACGAAGCCGAATAAACTACCCGCGCTGGGTCGGTTCTGTTCGTAAGGCTGAACGCCGTGTGTGGCGGTATCGGAGGCCCAGTCATTATTTACACCTAACCTAGAGCCATAGAATTTGTGTATGGCTAGGCGCAAAGAATGACCTACACCGGTTTTCGGCATTACGACCGGCTGCTGACGCGCACAGCAACGCAGGTGCAAGACCCCAACGGCGCTTGGGCTGCACAGGAAGCACATTGGATATTGATTGAAGACCTGCTGGAAGGCACCTACGGAATGCGGCGTAAGCATCGCCGTTACCTGCCGCAGGAACCCCGCGAACAAGACGAGTCCTACGACAACCGTTTGGCCCGTTCAGTTTGCCCGCCGTATTACCAGCGCCTTGAGCGGATGCTGGCCGGCATGTTGACCCGCAAGCCAGTCCGTCTTGACGATGTGCCTGATGTCCTACGCGAACAACTGTTTGATGTAGACCTGCAGGGCAATGACCTGAATATTTTTGTCTACGAGCTGGCCCGAAAAATGGTCCGCTACGGTCACGCCGGTGTTTTAGTTGATTTCCCTTCTGACTCTGGAGACGAACTGCAGAACATCACCGACGCGGCCAGCCTGCGCCCGTACTGGTGTACTTATGTGCCCCGCGATATTTTGGGGTGGCGTTCTGAGGTAACCAACGGTGCCCAGCGTCTGACCATGCTGCGCCTGATGGAGCGGGTGGTCGTGCCCGACGGTGAGTTTGGCGAAAAGTACGTTGAGCAGGTTCGTGTCCTGCGTCCGGGCTCCTATCAGATTTTCCGGCAAGACGACACCAAAGGCGCCTTTGCTGAAATTGCTTCCGGCACCACCAGCCTTGATTACATCCCCTTTGCCGTTGCCTACGCAAACCGTGCTGGCCTGCTGGAATCCCGCCCGCCGCTGGAAGACATTGCAGAGCTGAACCTGAAGACCTACCAGATCCAAAGCGATCTGGACAACATGCTGCACATCAGCGCCGTGCCGATGCTGGCGTTGTTTGGCTTCCCCAGTTCCGCCGAGGAAATCAGCGCTGGCCCGTCTGAAGCCCTTGCCCTCCCCGCCGAGGGTCGCGCCGAGTACATCGAACCGGGTGGCAAGAGCTTTGAGGCTCAGTTCCGCCGCCTTGAGCAGATCGCCGCGCAGATCAACGAACTGGGTCTGTCCGCTGTGCTGGGCCAAAAGCTGAGTGCCGAAACTGCCGAGGCCAAGCGGATTGACCGCAGCCAAGGCGACAGCACCATGATGGTCATTGCTCAGCAGGTGCAGGATCTAATCGACAACTGCCTGCGGTATCACGCTGATTACCTTGGCCTGCCGCAATCTGGCAGCAGCTTTGTTAATCGCGACTTCATCGCCGCACGAATGGAGCCCGCCGAAATTCTTGCTCTGCTGCAGACCTACACCGCTGGCGTGATCAGCCAGAAAACGCTGTTGGATCAACTGGCTGAGGGCGAAGTTCTGGGCGATGACTTCGACGTTGAGGAAGAACTGGAGGCAACCCAATCTGGTGGGTTGATTGAAATGGGTGGTCCAGAAAACCTTGGCAGCGAGGATATTACGGGCGAAGAAATGATGCAGGAAGATGACCAAGAACCCGTTGTCCTGCCTGAATAATGACCCAATCAGGCGTTACACCTCGCCTGCTCAATATTGAGCAATTCAAGCGGCGTATTAACCGCAAAGATCCTGTTGCCAATATCTACCGCAACGCCATTGATCTAAACCGCTTCGGCAATGCCGTCGCCAAACAGATTGTCCGCGATTACAACGACATAGTGCTGAGCGCGGTTGATGACTTACGCCGTATCAACTTTGGCCAAGCTACTGCCGGTGCAGGCATTGTTAGCCCCGCCTCGGTTCAAGCCCAACGGCTCCGCGTGATCCTTGCCCAGCTCAAGGAATCCTTGGACGGATGGGCGGGTCGCAGTACAGGATATGTCGCCACTGAACTGCAGGGTTTGGCGGAGCTGCAAAGTGAATTTGTCACCGAACAAATCAGGCTGGCCGTAAGTGGCGGAATTGTTGATCAGCGCGAACTGCTGCCGTCACAGGTCAATGCCTTAGCCCAGATCAATACCGTTGAGGTTGCACCGAACTTTGCCGCCAGCGTTGCATCCATTGACCCCACCGATTTGAACTTCACCCTGCCCGGCACCGGTGGCTTTAACTTGACCGCTGGCCAAGGCGCTGCGATCACGCTGCCCAATGGTGAGGTAGTCGAAAAGGCATTTCGCGGCCTAGCCGAATCACAGGCGCAGAAGTTCAACGCCATTGTCAGGACTGGAATACTTACCGGTGAACCGACCGCGCAAATTGCCAATCGCCTTGTTGGCAACCTTGAATTTGGTGATCTGGCCAAGACCGCACGACAGCAAGCCCTAGCCGGTGGCGAACTGACCCGAATGGCTGACCATCAGGTTCTGACCGTCGTTCGCACGAGCGTTCAACAGGTTGCTAATGCCGCCAGTGAACAGGTCTACCGAGCAAACGACGATATAACCAAAAAGTACAGGTACGTTGCCACATTGGATAGCCGGACCTCAGCAATTTGCCGGAGCCTTGATGGCAAGGAATACGTTTACGGCAAGGGGCCCGTTCCGCCTGTTCATTTCAACTGCCGGTCAACAACAATCCCGATCATTGATTACAAAGGCTTGGGCATTCCGCCGCCGGATTGGGGTACAGGTCCGTCGGTTCGCGCCAGTGCTGATGGTCCGGTGAAAGGAAGCCTTACTTACGGGCAATGGCTCAAGCAACAGCCTGCGGCTTACCAAGATGAA